CGACTGGCACCAATGGAGATGAGATCGACGACGCCGAGCAGCTCGCCCGGCGGGAGCGTTGGAACGCTCTCCCCGTCTCCCGGCGCCAGGAGCTCTACCGAGACCTCACCGGGGTCATCGAAGGCGAGGCCATCGAGGTCAAGGTCGAAGCCCTCACTCGACCTCCTCGAGATGAGGAAGGAGATCGCGAGGAGTAGCCCGGCCTACTTCGGCGACTACATCCTCGGCCTCCGCCCTGCCGACTTCCATGTCGAGTGGCAGGACCTCTGCTCCCGACACCGCCGGCTGATCCTCTTCGGCCCGATCGAGCACGGCAAAACCCAGCAGCTCTCCGTCCTCCGCCCGATGTGGGAGCTCGGCCGGAACCCCAACCTCCGAATCGCGCTCATCTCCGAGACCTCGACGCAGGCGGTGAAGTGGCTCGCCCGCATCAAGGTCAACATCGAGTCCAACGTCCGGCTCCAGGAGCTCTTCCCCCGGCTCCGCCCTCAGCTCCGTGGCGCCCGCCCCGAGCACTGGCACCACAACTCGATCCTCGTCGAGCGAGACGTCGGCTTCCACTACCGGGAGCGGGACTACTCGATCGAGGCGATGGGTGTAGGTGGAGCCATGATGGGCTCCCGCTTCGACATCGCGATCCTCGACGACACGGTCACGAGGCGCAACGGCCTCACCCAGGCCGGGCGCCAAGGGATCCACGACTGGCTCATCGAGGTCCTCCTCGGCCGTATCACGGACGGCGGCTCGGTCTGGATCACGAACAACGCTTGGCACGTCGACGACATGCCCCACGCTCTCGAGCGCGAGCAGCCGGACGTCTGGGCCACGTACCGCTACGCGGCGGGCGAGGAGAACTGCCGCTGGTCCCAGTGGTCCGATGAGCGGCTCGCCACCAAGCGCATCGAGCTCGGGGAGATCGAGTACGCCCGACAACTGCTCAACGTCCCGCTCTCCGAGGCGACGGGGCTCCTCCCTCTCGGCTCGATCCGCAAGTGCCAGGAGCTTTGCGACGACCCAGCCGAGTGGTGGGGAGGGAGATACCTCTCGACCGGGTTCAAGTGGATCACGGTCGGGGTCGACCTCGGGGCGAGCAACACGGCCGGCGCCAACCTCACGGCGATGGCCGTCGTGGGGACGGACGTCGAGGGCTACAAGCACCTGCTCCACCTCCGCTCGGGGCGCTGGGTCGGGCGGGAGCTCCTCGAGCAGGTCGTCGACATCCAGCGGACGATGGCGCCGAGGGAGTGGCTCGTCGAGTCCAACGCCGCCCAGAACCACCTCGCCGCGATCCTCGGTGATCCTCTGCTCGTCGAGGCCGCCGGGGCGACCCGGGACGAGGCTCGAGCGATCCGTGTCTTCGGCCAGTACACGGGGGTGGCAGCCAAGCGCTCCGAGGCGGCGTGGTCGATCCGAGGGATGGGTGCGGACTTCGATGCCCTCCGCTGGCGCTTGCCCAAGGGGCGGCGGGAGGTCGAGGAGCTGATCCGGGAGATGGGCGCGTACTCGTTCAACGACCACGCCGGCGACCGGCTCATCGCGCTCTGGCTTGCGGACTGCCGGCTACGAGGACTCGGGACCGCCGTACACTTCAAGGCCCGCTCGGCTTAGCGCTTTTCCCTTGCGCGGAGCGCAGGGCAGTGGTTCTCTCGGCTCCCGGGAGGACACGATGATCGAACAGCACATCGCGATCCCGTGGGTGATGCACTCCGGGATGCAGGTTCACTACCGGATAGTCGTCGGTCTCGAGGAGTTCGCTCGCACGATCGACCAGCTCGACCGCGAAGTGTTCCAGGGCGCTCCCTGGACTTGGCGCCCGATCTACTCGGGCGAGGTCCCGATCGCGATCGCGACGCCCGGAGCTCCCCCGACCCAGCCCCGCTATCTCATCGAGGCGCTCTCGGCTGTCCCGCGGCAAGCCCCGCCCCAGCGCGCAGAGAAGCCCGAACTCGAGGTCGTCGAGGGAGGAGTCCCCTCATGAGCTGCGAGCACAGGCCGGCTCCCCCGCCCGATCCGATGCCTCCGATTGATCCGCCTCGGCAGTCCGGCCAGGAGACGTCGGTGATGCGCGTCGGGCTGACGCCGGAAGATGCGCCCGCGATCTTCTCCATCAGTTGTCCCTGCTGCCGCAAGGAGTGGATCCGGATTGCCTGCCCCGATTGCAGTCAGCAGCCGACACTCCGCGTGTGGGGGTTCGGCGTCGACGAGACGGCGCCTTGGAACGGACGGAGCTGATGGCAAACAATCGGAACGCAAAGCCGATGACGAGGGGCCAGCACGTCCATCACAAGCGTCGGCGAGAGCGCCCGCTGAAGTGGCAGAACCAGCAGCGCTTGAAGCGAGGTGTGCGCTGGCGCAAGGCTCAAGAGGAGAACGAGGGGGACAACGCCTGATGTGCGCCCGTGGCTCAGCGGATAGAGCGGCGGGCTACGGACCCGCAGATCGGGGGTTCAAATCCCTCCGGGCGTACCAGCCATGATCCTTCGCCACCTTGAGAAGGCCGACTGGGCTCGGGTCTCGACCCTCCCGCGCTTTGACGGCTTCGTCTTCCACTCGGGGCAGGAGGACACGGACCTTCGAGCCGCCGCCCTCGATCTCGCGGGGACCAAGGCCGGCTACCTCTACGCTCAGGTCCTCACGCGCCCTCCCGCCTCCTGGGGCAACCCGTCCGGAGCGCCCTGGCTCGACGTGGTCAACGCGCTCACCGTCCCGCTCACGAATCCCGACGGTGTGAAGGCGGTCGCCTGGGCTCACGGCCGGGAGATGATCGACTGGCACGTCCTCGACGGGGGGAAGATCGACGGGCTGACCGACGTCATCGTGGCCGAGGTCTCGGCGCTCGGGCTCCGCGGAGTGCTCCTCGACCTCTCCTACTTCCGTCCTCGGGACTGGATGTTTCGGTTCGATGGTCCGCCCTACAACAGCTTCCCCGCGGCGTGGTGGCCGTACTTCGAGCGGCGCTTCGGCAAGTTCGTCGGCCTCCTCGCAGCGAAGTTCAACGTCCTCCCGACCGTGCTCGATCGCCCGCGGCACATCCTCCTCGAGGGAGAGCGCCCGCTCTATCCGGGAATCACCTCGATCGGACTCTACCGGGAGCAGGCCCAGCTCAACTGGCTCGACGAGTACACGGCTTGGAGCTACCGCGAGCCGGGGCGCGACGTGCTCTCGGTTCTCGCCGACGATACTGAAGCGATGTATCGACTCCTCGCTGCCTCGACGACGCACCCGGACTTTTGGATCGCCTTCACGGGACACGATCCCGAGGCGACCGACCTGGCCTATGAGCTGGCCGCCGAGGGTGCAGGATGAGCGACGTCCAGCTCGGCGTCATCCCCTTTGAGCGGGAGGCGGTCCAGCGCTATTTCGACGCGGCGATCGTGTACTGGGAGAATCGGATCGCCGAGTTCAAGCGGGAGAATGTCCGACCGCATCCACGCTACGACGGGGCGAGGGAGCGGCTCCAGATTGCCGGCTGCTACCTCGACGCGTATCGTCAGATCGGAGCCGCGATCCTCGGGGTGCCAGATAGCTCAGAGGTAGAGCACCCGTCTCCCGAAGAGGCGACAGCGTGAGGGAAGCGATCGCCTCGAGAGAGACCGAGGGAGCGCGGATCACCCGGCTCTACAACGCAGCGAAGCGAGCCTGGCTCGCGCGCGAGCTCGTCCGCCTCCGAGAGGAGTCGGACCGTGCCGCCCAGAACTACGACGTCGAGATGGGAATGGAGGGACGATAGCGATGGCTCTGACGACCGGCGAACTCAGCCAGCTCCAGCAATGCACCAACCAGCGCTTGCTCGCCAAGGGATACAGCCAGGCGGAAACCAACTCGATCATGCAAGAGCTGAGCGTTTGTCTCCAGCTCGTGACCACCGACCCCGTCCCGCCTCCGGATCCTGAGCCCGAGCCGGAGCCCGAGCCCGGCGCGTGTCTCGCCGGCTTCCTCGCTGGCAACGGCTGGTGGAATGGCTTCTGCATCGACGAGCCGCCCAAGTTCAAGAGCGAGCAGAACAACACGGTCGGCGTCATGGGCACGAACGCGAACGGCTACAAGCGCTTCGCCTCCTCTCCTCAGACTCGAGGCAAGGCCGCGATCGAGGTGTTCTACCGTACGGCGCAGATCCCGCAGGACGGCGGCGGCGGCCATCTCTTCACGGCGCAGTCCGGCGAGCGCGCGCTCAATCCCAACTACATCAAGGGCTGGTTCCGGCCGGACATCATCAGCTCGCAGAGCCGTTGGAAGATCCACACCTACAACCTCGATGGCAACGGGGACCGCTGGTACATCCGCAACGGAGGGCTCGACGCCGTCGTCGACATCTGGGACACGGGGATACCGAACGCCGGCGTGAACAAGTGGATCCCGATCTCGCTCGAGTGGGAGCGACGGGCGGCGGATAAGATGTGGCTCAAGTTCATGGCCAGCGGCCAGGCGCGAGAGAAGGTCGTTACGATCCACCCGCAGTCAGTCAACCCATACTCGGTGAGCTGCGGCAACATGGACCACTTGAGCGACTACGGCGGCACGCCGGAGATCGCCTTCCGGAGTCTCCAATGGTCATGATGCTCGTCTCGCTCCTGATTGTCGCAATCGTCTTCGTGCTCATCGATAAGAATATCGAGGGCGGGATCCCGCAGCCCTTCAAGTCGATGATCGTGATCGGAGTGATCCTAGCCTTCGGCTTCTGGCTCCTGAAAACCTTCGGCGTCTTCCCGCAATGACCGGAGCGCTCGTCCTCCTCGCGATCGGAGTCGGGCTCTTCTTTCTCTGGAGATGGGTCAAGCCGGAATGATCAACTCGTCCGGGTCTCCGAAGCAGATCTCGATCACCTCGGGCACGGTCCAGGTCGGGGACATGATGTTCGGCGTCCGCTCGGTCGCCGATCTCTCCCCGTCCGAGTACAACCCGCGGACGATCACGCCGCGAGCCCTCGCCGGTCTAAAGCTCTCGATCGAGCGCTTCTCAATGGTCGAGCCAATCGTCTGGAACGAGCGGACCGGCCGCGTGGTCGGCGGGCACCAGAGGCTCCGAGCCCTCCGCGAGCTCGGCGTTGAGAAGACGGTCGTCGCGATCGTCTCCCTCGACGAGGCCGAGGAGAAGGCTCTCAACCTCACGCTGAACAACGACGCGCTGATGGGCCAGTTCAACGAGGCCACGACCGCGCTCCTCGAGGCCGCTCGCGAGGCACTCCCCGCGGACATCTTCGAGGGGCTCCGCTTCGAGGAGATCTTCTACCCCGGCAAGGTCCTCGACTTTGTCCCGGGCGCTGCTCTCGACTACGGCGTCGGCCCAAGCGCCTCTGAGCTCGACGTCCCTGAAAGCGGCGTCCGGGTCCTCCGTCTCATCCTCTCCGACGACTCCCTCGCCGAGGTGAAGGGGCTCCTCCGAAAGCTCGAGGGGCTCTACGGGATCGACGATGCCACGGACATCATCATCCAGGCGCTCCGGGACGTCGTCTCCAACAACAGCCTATGATCTCGCCTCGGCTCGCTCCCTCGAGAGTCGACGAGAAAGTCTTTCCTCGAGCGCTCTCGGACGAGGAGGTCGCCCGACTCGAGGGCTACCGCCCGGCTGAGGACTGGTACGAGTACCTCAGTCACGCGCCTGAATCTGTGCGCGGAGTCCGCGAAGATGGGACATTGCTGTTCGTCGTTCTTCGGGGATGTCTATCCCGGGGCGCTCTTGCAAAAGCGTACTCCGGGCTCCGCGACTTCCGTGCCGCACCGCTGAACCGCGGGAGCGCCGCCGGCCGAGATGGTGCCGGGCGCACGCTCAAGAGCTACCCCGCGATCACTGCCGCCGACGGCTCGACCCGCCGCTCCAAGACGAACATGATCCCGACGGGGACCCTCCGCAATCTCCGCATCGGGGACTCCGGAGTCGTCGGCTCCCTCGACCGGGACGACCGCTATCCCTATTGCCGGTCGGCTCGGGGTAACGGTCCCGACTCCCGCCGGCTCCGAGCGGTCGCTCCGCTCGCCCGCGAGGTCGACCAAGTCTTCGCCTACGCCGTCCCCGACCGCTGGGTCCAGCAGCGGGAGATCGCCTCGAGGACCCGCCCCGAGTGGATGATCGCGGATACGTGCTTCACGACGATCACGGTCAATCGCAACTTCACCTGCGGCACGCATCGGGACGCCGGCGACTACAAGCCCGGCTTCTCCAACCTCGTGATGCTCCGGTCGGGAGACTTCTCCGGCGGCCATCTCGTCCTCCCGCAGTACCGGGTCGCGATCGAGCTCGAGAACGGGGATGCGCTCTTCTTCGATCCCCACGAGTGGCACGGGACGTCGCCGATCCACGGGCTCCATCGGCGCTTCGAGCGGATCACCCTCGTCATGTACTACCGGACGGGGATGGCCGAGTGCGGATCGGTCTCCGAGGAGATCACCCGGGCGAGGGCGGTAGCCAAGGACGCCGACCTCGAGCGGCCTCGAGCTCGCCCCCGGCTCAAGGTCGGAGCTCCGGCGTGAGCTTCGTCTACGTCGGGAGCAAGAACCGGATCCCGATGCCGATCGCGCGCTGGCTCCCGCTGAGCAACGTGACGCTCTTTGTCGAGCGGACCGAGGAGGCGCGCTACCGGGCCGAGTATCCCGGGGTCGCCCGGCTCGTCGTCCTCGAGCATAACGACCGGGGCTTTGCCTACCTGCTCAACGCGATGGCTCGCTACGCTCGGAGCGTCGGGGAGAGCCA